GACACGGAAAGTCCCAGCTTGTTTCTATTATGTTTCCCGCTTGGTTTCTTGGGCGCAACCCGAACAAGAAAGTTATGATGGTATCGCACACCACAGACTTAGCGGTGGATTTTGGACGTAAAGTGCGTAACTTAATCGCAACAGAAACGTATCAAGATATATTTCCGACAGTGGCTCTGGCTATAGACTCTAAGTCGGCAGGGCGTTGGAATACAAATTCAGGAGGTGAATATTATGCGTGTGGTATTGGTTCTTCTATTGCTGGGCGTGGTGCTGACCTCTTGCTCGTTGATGATCCCCATTCCGAGCAGGATGTTATAAACGGGAACTTTGAGGTTTTTGAAAAAGCATACGACTGGTTTACATTCGGTGCGCGAACACGTCTAATGCCTGGAGGTCGGGTAGCTATTATACAGACACGTTGGCATATGGACGACCTGACAGGACGTGTTACCAAGGACATGGCAAACAACGAGAGGTCTGACCAGTACGAGGTCGTGGAGTTTCCAGCCATATTAGACGTAGAAGATAAGAAAACGAAAGAGATTGTGCAGAAACCTCTGTGGCCTGAGTTCTTTGACATGGAAGCCCTACTCCGAACGAAAGCATCTATGCCTGTGTTTCAGTGGAACGCACAGTATCAGCAGGAACCGACAGCAGAAGAAGCCGCTCTAGTCAAACGTGAGTGGTGGCAGATGTGGAAGAAGGAAGATCCACCTATGTGTGAGTATGTTATCATGTCTTTAGATGCTGCAGCAGAAACACACAACCGCGCAGACTACACAGGTTTAACGACGTGGGGTGTGTTTTTAAATGAAGAGGTGGACAACTATAACATTATATTGTTAAATAGCATAAAACGACGGTTAGAGTTCCCCGAACTCAAAGAGTTGGCTATGAACGAATATAGAGAATGGGAGCCTGACTCGTTCATCGTGGAGAAAAAGAGTGCAGGAACTGCGCTGTACCAAGAAATGAGGAGAATGGGTATACCTATACAGGAATATACACCACACAGGGGATCTGGTGACAAGCTAGCTAGACTTAACTCCGTTACGGATATTGTGTCATCAGGTCTGTGTTGGGTTCCCGAAACACGATGGGCAGAGGAGCTAATCGAGGAGATAGCAGGGTTTCCGTTTATGAGCCATGATGACTTGGTGGACTCTACCGTCATGGCGTTGATGAGATTTAGACAGGGTGGGTTTATCAGGCTACCAAGTGATGAACCTGCAGAAGTCGTTTACTTTAAACATAGGAGAGGCGGGTACTACTGATGGCTGTAGAAAAAGGACTGTTTCAAGCCCCGAAGGGTGTAGACGAGGAAGATACAGAACAACTGGAGATAGAGATCGTAAACCCTGATATGGTCACATTAGACGATGGTAGTATGGAAGTTACCATAATGCCTGGAGCTGAAGACATTGGCACGGGGGCATTTGATGAGAACCTTGCAGAGAATATGAAAGATGATGAGTTATCCATAGTGGCTGATGAACTATTAGGTAATATAGACTCTGACTTGGATAGCCGTAAGGAGTGGGCAGATACATTTGTTAAGGGTCTTGACGTGTTAGGGTTTAAGTATGAAGAGCGAACAGAGCCGTGGGAAGGAGCCTGTGGTGTGTATTCTTCTGTATTGGCTGAAGCCGCTATTCGATTTCAAGCAGAGACTATGAGCGAGACATTTCCCGCGCAAGGGCCAGTAAAGACTAAGATGTTAGGTCAGGAGACTAAAGACAAAAAAGAAGCTTCTGATCGTGTAAAAGCCGACATGAACTATGAGCTTACTGAGAATATGGTAGAATACCGATCAGAGCATGAGCGTTTGCTCTATAACCTTGGTCTGGCAGGATCTGGGTTCAAGAAGGTATACTATGACCCGAACATGGGGCGGCAGGTAGCTGTGTTCGTACCCGCAGAAGATGTGATTGTACCTTATGGCGCATCGCATATAGAGACAGCGGAACGTGTGACACATGTCATGCGAAAGACAAAGAATGAGTTAAAGAAGCTACAGGCTAGCGGGTTCTACGTAGATGTAGACCTTGGTGAGCCGCAGGCATACCACAGTGACATAGAGGAGCGTAAAGCAGAAGAGGGGGGATACTCTCTCACAAACGACAACCGATACAGCATATACGAGGTACACGCAGACATAGTTATAGATGGCGTTGATGATTCTGATGAAGGCATAGCCAAGCCGTATATAGTATCTATAGAACGTGGTTCGTATCAAGTATTATCCATACGACGTAACTGGAACCCTGATGATACTCTGATGTTAAAAAGACAACACTTTGTGCATTATGTATATACTTCTGGCTTCGGGTTTTACGGTCTTGGACTGATACATATTATTGGTGGATACGCACGAGCAGGTACATCAATCATACGTCAGCTTGTAGACGCAGGCACATTGGCGAACCTCCCAGGAGGACTAAAAGCTAGAGGGTTGCGTATCAAAGGAGATGATACTCCCATAGAACCTGGGTCTTTCCGAGACGTAGACGTACCATCGGGTAGTATACGTGACAACATTATGCCCCTGCCCTACAAAGAACCTAGCCAAGTGTTATTGGCTTTGTTGAAAGATATAACTAACGAAGGTCGTCGATTAGGGGCTATAAGCGATATGAACATATCGGACATGTCTGCCAATGCTCCTGTAGGTACGACCCTTGCCTTGTTAGAAAGAACACTAAAACCTATGGCAGCTGTGCAGGCTCGTGTGCATTACGCCATGAAACAAGAGTTTAAATTATTAAAACGATTAATGGCTGAGTACGCCCCTTTAGAGTATGATTACCAACCTGAAAGAGGTGAGGTATCAGCACGACAGGCGGACTATGCCATGACTGATGTCATCCCTGTATCAGACCCGAACAGCTCCACGATGGCACAAAGGGTGGTGCAGCACCAAGCTGTGTTTCAAATGGCACAGGCTGCACCACAGATATACGACTTACCTCAGTTACATAGGCAGATGATAGAAGTCCTTGGGGTAAAGAACGCTGAAAAGATAGTTCCTATAAAAGACGACATGAAACCGACAGATCCTATCAGCGAAAATATGGCAGCTCTACAAGGCAAACCAATGCGAGCGTTTATATATCAGGATCAAGACGCACATATCGAAACACATATGGCGTTTATGCAAGATCCTATGATCGCGCAGATGATAGGGCAGAACCCCCAAGCAAAGCAGATAATGGCTTCTTTACAGGCACACATAGCTGAACATCTTGGGTTTAAGTATCGAAAAGATATAGAGGAGCGACTTGGTGTTGAACTACCCACGCCAAACGAAGAATTGCCAGAAGAAGTGGAGGTTAACTTGTCAAGATTAGTAGCACAAGCAGGTAAAGAACTAACACAGTCTCACATGCAACAGGCTGCACAGAAACAAGCACAGCAGAAAGCACAAGACCCCGTAGTGCAGATGCAGCAAGCAGAAATTCAAATCAAGGCGCAGGAAGTACAGCGTAAGGCTGAGAAAGATAAAGCCGATGTAGCCCTGCAACAGGCTGAACAAGAGCGAAAGGCAAAGAAGGATAAAGCCGACGCTATGTTAGAAGCCGCTAAACTACAGAAAGGTAATTAATGGCTAAAACCGTCTATGACGTGCTAATTGACAAAATCGAGGAAGAAATGACCTCTGCACAGAATTTCCTAAACGCAGGATCGGCAAAAGACTATCCGAACTATAGGGAGATCGTTGGACTGATACGAGGTCTAAAGTCCAGCGTACTACACATAAAAGACCTTGCGAAGCAACAACTGGAAGGTGACGATGACTGAAGCAGTAAAACTAACGGACAACGAACTAGAGCAGCAACTACCACGACCTGTGGGATATAGAGTGCTTATAGCTTTACCTGAAATAGAAAAGACGTATGGGAATACTAGCGTCTTGAAAACAGATAAGGAGGTACACCACGATTATATCATGTCTATTATGGGGCTTGTAGTAGATATGGGCAGTGGTGCGTATGGAGACAAAGAAAGGTTTCCTGATGGCGCATGGTGTAAACAAGGTGATTTTGTTATGTTTCGAGCCAATAGCGGAACACGATTTAAAGTAGCTGGAAAAGAGTATCGTTTATTAAACGATGATTCTATAGAGGCTGTAGTAACAGATCCTCGTGGTATCACGAGAGCATAAGAGGTAGAAAATGGCATTTGAAAAAGTAGAGTACTCATTCCCTGATCCTGATGGAGACGCGGCAAA